AATCAAATGCCTAATCCAGACGAAGAAATGGCAAAACTAGGAGAAAATGCAGAAGCAAGAATGGACGCAGTAGAGTCATGGCTTGATGTATCATATCCTCCTGCACAAGCAGAATTATTAATAAATAAATTAGGTCAAGATGCAGAAGGTATAGAATTTCTTGAACAACTTATGGAAGATAAAAAACAAAGCATTGGTTCACAACAACAATATGAACCACGTCAGCAATTAACTATAGAAGATGTTAGAGCAAAAATGAGAGACCCAAGATATTTTGATAGCAGACATAGAGACCCTGCATTTGTGAAAGAAGTTGATGCTGACTTTGCTAGATTGTATCGTGGCAAATAATGTATATGGACATAGCAATCCCAGATGATTGTTTTGAACTTGTCCCAAAACTAAAACAAACTGACCGCTTTGAATTAGCTACAATTAACAAAGAGCCATTACTTTCGTTATTATATCCATTTCGTATTAACAGAAAAAATACAATAACATTTACTCTTTTTAATAATAAAAAAGAAGTTATTGCTATGTGGGGAGCGTGTCCGACACGTATTGATTCACGTATTGCAACTATTTGGTATTTATCTTCTGATGAACCTATGCAAAATTTTGTAAAGTTTTGTAAAGGCAATATTCCATTTGTTAGATATATAGAAGAACATTATGATTATTTATTTAATGTATGTACTCCTGAACAAACTAAAACAATTAAATGGTTAAAATTTTTAGGTTTTTCATTTAAAAAAACACCAGTACTTGTCAAACATCAAAAAATGTTATACTTTTATAAAAAACCTAATATAAAGGTTTTTAAAGGAGTAAAGCCCATTCTTAAACATTTGGGCCCACGTTATTGGGCAACCCAAAAAGATAAAAATGGATAACTTGAAATTTGTTTAATAGTAACTAATAAAGGAGTATGAAATGGCAACTTCCATTACAACTGCATTTATTAAGCAATTTGAAAGTGAAGTCCACATGGCTTATCAGCGTATGGGCTCAAAATTAAAAAACACAATCAGAACGCTTAATAATGTTAAGGGTTCTCAAGCGAGATTCCAAAAAGTGGGTAAAGGGTCTGCAACAGAAAAAAGTAGACACGCTAATGTTCCAACAATGGAAATTACTCACAATACAGTAGATGTAACTCTTGCAGATTTCTATGCGGCGGATTACGTTGATAGACTGGACGAGTTAAAGACAAACATTGATGAAAGGCAAGTTCTATCACAAAGTGCGGCTTCTGCACTTGGTAGAAAAACTGACCAACTTATCATTGATATATTAGATGCAGGAACAAACAGTAACAATGTTGCACATGGTAGTGCAGGTCTTACGTTGGCTAAAGCATTAACTGTTTATGAAGCATTTGGTGCAGGTGATATTCCTGATGATGGACAACGATACTTTGTTGTATCTTCAGCAGGGTGGGCAGACTTGCTACAAATAGACCAATTCTCAAGAGCAGAATATGTTGGTGAGAGTGATTTACCTTACGCAGGTGGTCTTACTGCAAAGAGATGGTTAGGCTTTATGTGGTTTACACATTCAGGTTTAACTCTTTCTGGCAGTAACAGAGATTGTCATGCGTATCATAAGTCAGCAGTTGGTTTAGCAATGGGCTCAGATATTCGTACTGAGGTTAATTACATACCTGAAAAGGTTTCAAACTTAATTACATCTTACATGAGTATGGGTGCAGTTGAGATTGATGGTGAAGGTATGATTCAATGTATAATTCAAGAATAGGAGGGATACATGGCATTTTCACAATCAACATTAAAAATGATAGCTACAGGTGGCGACCAGAGTTTGTTTATGTATAACTCGGCTGACGCTATTGGAACTATCGTTGGTTCAGGGTACTTTAATAGTGCAACGAATCAATTAAAACAAAACGATTTAATTCTTGTTGTTGGAGCAACAGGTGGTACACGTACTGCAGACTTAATTGTAGTATCTAGTGCAACTGCCGCCGCCACAGTAACAACAATTAATGGAACATAAGTATTGGGGGTGGAAACACCCCCTTTATATAAACTATGGCATTAAGTAATATAGATATTTGTAATCAGGCATTAATTCTTATAGGAGCAAACACTATTGCTTCGTTTACAGATAATACAACTGAGAGCCAAGTATCTAATCAACTTTATGAATCAACACTCAAAGGACATTTAACAAGAGCAAGATGGAGATTTGCAAGTAAACAAGCCGTATTATCTAAAAGTACAGTAGACCCATTAGATAGATTTGAATCTTCATATGCAATTCCTGCAGATGCAATACTTATACATACTTGTACAGTAAGCGATAATGTTATTGTGTTTGATAGATATGGTGATTTTATTTTTACAAATACATCTACTGCAGATACTGTAGTATGTGATTATACATTTAGACCACATGAAAATGATATGCCACCTTACTTTACAGAAATACTAAAGTTTGAGTTAGCATCATTATTTGCAGGTGCAATAGCAAGAAATGATAATTTATCTATTTTATATCAAAAAAGAGCATTATTACAATTACAAGTTGCACGAGCAACTGAATCACAAACCCAAACAACAAGGAAACTACGTAGCAGTTTGTTAATAGAAGTACGACAAAGAGGAGCGTTAAATGGCATTACGGCTGTAGTTCCATCTTCGTCATAATATGCCAACATCAAGAACACATCAAAATAGTTTTACACGAGGAGAAGTTGATGAAACTATTATTGCAAGAACGGATATTGCAAGTTTTCAACAATCTCTTAAAAGAGCAAGAAATGTATTTACCCTTAATCAAGGTGCAATAGAAAGAAGAGCAGGAACATTATATAGAGCAGACTTAGGTGCTCAATCTCGGTTAGAAGGTTTTGTATTTAATGACACACAAGAATATATATTAGCTTTTCAAAATACTGCATTAAAAATTTATTCAAGCAATGGTACGCTTTTACAAACTATAACAAGTTGTCCGTGGACAACCTCTATATTATTTCAACTGAATGTAACCCAACAGGGTGATACTATGGTAGTCGTTCATGCAGATATGACGCCTCAAGTTATCAAAAGAACAAGTGCTACTACATTTACACGAACCGATTTTGCATTTAAAGATTCTGTTAATGGACAACAAAAATTTCAACCTTACTTTAAATTTGCTGACGATACGATAACTCTTGACATAAATACCAGTACTGCAGGTTCAGTAACTGCAGTTACAAGTGCAGATTATTTTACCTCATCATATGTAGGTACACGTATTAGATATCATGGGTCAGAAATAGAAATAAGTGGTTATACTAATGCAACAACAGTTACAGGAACATTAAAAAAAAATGTAAGCATAGAGTTAGATGATGACCCTTTTGCTACAAAGCAAGGTACAGGAACAATAAAAGTAACTCATGTAGCACATGGATTTTCTACAGGAGCAAGTGTCACGATTGAAGGTGCAGAAGATATTTTTAATGATGATGGAAATGGTATTGCCGCAGGTAACTTAAATGGAGCAAAAACAATAACAGTAGAAGATGATAATCATTACATATTTACTGCAGATAACAGTGATACGGCAAATGATTCACAAGATGGAGGTGGTGTTAATGTAACAATAGTTGCACACCCACCAACACGAAGTTGGGACGAACAAGTATTTAGCGCAGTCAATGGTTTTCCAAAAACAGCAAAGTTTCATCAACAACGATTATTTTTTGGTGGAGGTACATCTTTACCTGATTTTATAGCAGGTTCTAAAACAGCAGATTTTTTTAACTTTGATGTAGGTGATGCACAAGATACAGACTCAATACAAATAAATATTTCATCAGATAGAATCAATGAAATACGACATCTTATATCAGGTAAAAATTTAGAAATTTTAACAAGTACAGGAGAGTTTTATTTGAAACCGCAGGTTGGAAAACCACTTACACCTGTTGATTTGCAAATTATAAGACAAAGTAATTTAGGGTGTTCTCTTTCTCCTATGCCACGAATATTTGATGGTGCGGGATTGTTTGTTCAAAACAATGGGAGAAATGTTAGAGAATATTTTTTTAATAGTGCAGTAGAAGAATATACACCTACACTTATAAATACATTATCTCCACAAGCAATATCTAATCCAAGTGATTCTGCAATTGTACGTTCTGCAGGAAAACGAACAGAACAATATATCTTATTTGTGAATGATGATGGTTCTATAGGGGTATTTACTGCACATAGACAAGAAAAATTAGCAGGGTGGGTGTTATGGACTACAGATGGTTTATTTGAATCTGTTGCAGGTATAACGAGTTTTTTATATACAGCAGTTAAACGGACAGTAAATGGAGTTACAGTATATAATTTAGAGCAATGGGCAAACTCTCCTTTTGCCGTACCTACCGATTGTACTGTTTCTAAAACATTATCAGGTTCATATCAACCTCATGGTTCACCTGCAATCAATGGTGCAGTTACAAGCACTAAACAAATAACTGTAGATGGATTTACAAATGCACCCTCTGTAGGAGAATCATTTCAATTTGCAGGAACAGGTACAACATTTACTATACAAAGTGTAAATGCTAGTGGTAATACAAATGAATATATTTTAATACTTGATGCAGTAACATCACAAAGTAATAATACAACATTAGTATTTACAACAAGCAAAGTATTTACAGGTCTTAATGCAACACCCTCACTTATTGGTAAAGTGGTTCATGCAACATCTGGTTCAAATGAAGATGATGCAATATTTTATTATGGTTCAGGAACAGTATCTTCAGGAGGAGTGGTAAGTTTTCAAAACGTAGCTAGTAGTTGTGATATAGGATTAGATTATACTGTTGATATAGAAACACTACCTATAGATGCTATGCAAAGCGTAAGAGGATTAGGTTCTCTATATGGATTTCCTAAGAAAATTGGTAAAACAGTATTAGAACTAAACAAAACATATAATTTACAATTAAATGCAAAAGATGTATTACTTAGTAATGGTATAACAACGAGTAGTGGATTGACAAGTTTTACAGGTAAAAAAGAAATATATGCACTTGGATATAGTACGCAACCAAGTATAAAGATTTCACAATCTATACCCGTACCATTTAGAATTTTATCAATAACCTCAGAGGTAATGTATTAATGTGTGGGCCAGTAGAAGCATTAGTTGCAGGTAGTATACTTACATCACTTTATGGTATGCAACAACAACAAAAAGCTATGAAGAAACAACAAGCTTTTGAACAGCAAAAATTAGCGTTGCAACAAAAACAATATAAACAACAAGCAGAAGGTGAAGCCCTAGCAATGCAACAAAAGATTACACAAAGAAAACGTATAGCCGCAGAAGAATATGCAACTAATTTTAATACACTTTCAGGCACAGGTATTGATATAAACTCGCCGAGTTTTGGTGCTTTTTTTAAATCTAACAAAGATGCTAAAAAAAGAGACATACGTAATATTGGATTAGCAGGAACAGAAAGACAACTAAATGCTTTATATGGTGCACAACAAACACAAATTGCAAGTGATGCAAGTCGTAGTGCATATAAAAGTTCAAGACAAGCATTAGTTGTAGATACAATAGGAAGTACATTTGGTACACTTGCTAGTGCAAATATTGATTACTCTAAGTTCGGATAATAATGGTTAAACGTAGCAAAGACCTTGTAGACTATCAAAATCAAATTCAAGTTAATTCAGGTTTTGGATTTCAAACAGCAATTAATAAATCAAAAGAAGTGCAAAATCAATGGGCTACGGCTATTGAAAAGGTAAGTGATGGTTTGATGGACACAGCAAAAACGATTGATGAATCACGTGCCAAAGGACTAGCAGAAGAAGTACAGTTTGAAAAAGATATAGAAACAGTCATAGGAGAAGATGGAGAAGAAATTTCAAAAATCAAATATAAACCTATAGAAAAAAGCGGACTTATATTTAGAGCCAGTCAGGACAAGTATGACAAAATTGTTTTATCACGATTTCGTGCTGATGTAATGAATACAGTCAATGAAGCAAGTCAACAAATTAGTAATGAAGTTAAACAAGAAAATGGTACAATAGACCAGTTTGACGCAATGATAAATAATAGATTAAATAGTTTAATTACAGAATTACCTTCTAAATTTTCAGCATATATACAACCGGAAATAGATAGCACTATACAATCGTATGGCAATACAGTTCAAACCAATCGTATTCGTTTTGAAAATAAACAAAATGATTTAGATGCAAAAAATTTTGCTGAAGATATAGAAGAAAAAATATTAGTAGCATTAAATAGTAATATGCCAAATCTTGCAAAAGGTACATTAGAACAATTTAAAGATGAATTACCTGCATATATGGAAAACTCAGAATATGCTTCATTAAATGGAAAAGAACAACTAAAAGATTTAACAGCACTTGTTGCATTTGGTGAAGTGTATGGTCCATTTTCAGGTGTAGGAGACTTTGAAAATCAAAATTTAGATACTCTAGGAAGAGAAATAAAAAATATTAATAATATGTTAATATTAGTTGATGGTGGTGTAGGTAATCTTCAGGCACCAAATGGTGATGCAGTAAAGGTTACTCAAGCAGAGTTTGTAGAAAAAATGGGTGCTCTTGATGCTAGTGCCAAAACAAAGATTAGAACAATGCTTACACGAAAAAAAGCCTTATTGTCTGGATTAGAATCAAACCAAGATTTTTTAGCGTCTGCCACAATAAATGCTAATGTACAACTTGTAAATCCAACTGGTGTTGTAAATAATAAAAATGACTTAGATAAAATAGGAAGAGAAAATCCTGATACATTTTTGGCAGTAGCTAATCCATATTATAATAATACTCTTGGTACTAAATATGATGTAAATGCTCCTAATTATTTGCAACAAGTAGTAGCTGTAATGAAAACACAAAAATATTTACCACCAACACAACGTGACCAATTTGTAAAAAAAATGAAAAATGATGTGGTTTTTACAAGAAGTATTCTTCCACAACTTGCACAACTAGAAAATGATGTTTTATATACTAAAAATGGAATACAAGTAAAAAACACATATGATAATTTAGGATTTTCAGAAGCAGAAACAAATGCCTTAGATTATCTTCAAACTATAAGAACATTTGGCAATCAACAAATAACTGATAAAGATATTAAACAAGCATTTAGAATAGGTGCAGATGGATTACCACTCAAAGATATTGTTAATATACAAGGTACAAGTTTTAAAAGTACAGAAATAGATAAAGCAATTTCAAAAACTTTAGGTGATAGAGCACAAGGTACATTTCGTGATGATTTTTTATCTGCATTTCCGTTACAAAAAATTAAACAATATGTTGTGAGACAAATGAATAATAGTCAAATAGGTGAAATAACAGTTGATAATATTGAAAAATTTACAAATAGAGCAATTGATAATGCTATGGCTAATAGTTATGTTGGTTTTAGTAAACTAGGTATAAGTGGTGATGCCGCAATAAAACAAGATAATATCAAAGTTATAGATTCATTTTTTGTACAAAATCCAATAGAAGATTTTTATTCTTTAGTAAATCCTTTTACAAAAGAACAAGATATTTCTTATCAATACAAATCCATATTAGAAACAGCAAAAGAAGGATATGTTAATGGTAAAAAACTAGGAGAACAAGATACAAATATATCTATAAAAGATATTAAAGTTGTTACACTTGCTAATGATAATTCAATATTAGCAACACCTACATATCCATTATATGAGCTTATGTATATAGATGATAATGATAAAATGTATACAATAACAAGAGAAGATGGATATGATATTGTTTATGACCCACTTATAGAATATGAGTTTATGAAAGGTATACTTAAGAAAAATAATAGTATTAATACTGTAGAACAGGCAAAAGTAATTAGACAAGCAAAATTAAAAGGTAAAACTATAACAGCACAAGATGCAGAAGATTTAATAGATGCAAGTACACCAGATTCTATAAATTATAAAAAACAATGGAGTGCAAGAAGTGGTAACAAATAGTAACGCTCCAATTAATAATAATGTAGGTGACTTTAATTTAAGTGAAGAACAAACACAAAGTTTACAACAGTTAAATGCACATAGTACACGTTTTCTTGGGCCACGCCCATTACCCGGTATTACAATTAAACAAAGTTTTGCAGAAGATGTAAAAGATAATATTTGGTTATCATGGATAGGACAGATATACGATAGTCATAAAAATGATAATAATTATACTAGTTTACCAGAAGATAAAACATATAATCCCTATGCAGATGACTTTGAAAACTATAGTGCAAATGCAATGGACTTTGTAGATGTTCGCAACAAAGAAGAAGCAGATTTTATAAAAGGAAAAATTGATAGAAATAATGCACGAAGAGAACGTATAGCAGATAGTGGTAGAATCTTACCTGCGTTTGTTGCGGCGTTTGCAGACCCAATTACATATGTACCTATACCATTTGCATCTGGTGTAGGTTTTGTGCATAAGGCAGTTAAAGGTGGTTTGCTTACTGGTGCGGCAGTTGGTGCTACAGAACCTATACGTCATGCATATGACCCCACAGCTACCTTTGAAGAAACTGCAGGTTATGTTGGTTTTGGTATGTTAGCAGGTGGATTATTATCTGGAGTTTTTGGTAAAAAACTACAGTTAAATGGTAAACCTGCAACAAAACAAACTATTATGGAAAATGCAAGTAAAGCATTTCATAAATCTGAAGGGCGTGTAGATTTTGAAAATATAAAAGTACCTAATGATGTATTTATAAATATAAAAGCAGGACAACCAAATCTTAAACTAAAAGATGTTGTTAAAGGAAGTGTATCAAATGTTAAAAATAGAAGTTCTAAGTTTATTTCTGAACTAGATTTACAGACTAAACGTATTGGAGAAAAAACAAGAAAACGAAAATGGTTAAATTATGATGCAAAAGAAGAAATTATGTATATAGACCTTGCACAAGGATATAGACTTGCACAAACAGGACGAGGTTTTCAACCGCAAGGTAAAGGAAGAACACCACTTCCACGTTCTATTATAAAAAATACAGATGATTTTATTAAATTTAATATAAAAAAAGAATTATTAAAAGCACAAGCACCAAAAACAAGTAAATTACAACGCCAAAATGATGAATTATTAGTAGATTATGAAAATAGAATAGACCAAGTTGTTTTACAAGATATTATTAGAGAAAATCAAGCAGATAGAAGTATAAAAGCAGGTGCATTTTTATCAAATGTAGACAGTTGGGGTAATTTAGGTAATTTAGTAAATAGAACTGCAAAAAGAATTAAAAATGCACCACCAAGTTTAATAAAATATATACAAACAAGAGCATTAAATCTTAGTGGAGATTTTTCAACATCACAACGTGCTATAGATTTAGGTATTGCAGGTGATTCTAGTGTTGTAATGCGTAATGCAACAGAAGATGCGGCAGATTTATTAGAAGTTTTAGATGGTATAAAACAAGATTATATGCAACTGCGAGGTATTGACCCTACAACAGGTGCTGTACAACAATTTATTGGTAAAGGTGCATTATTTGGAGAAAAAGTAGTCAATACAGTACGCAAAAATATACTTAGACAAAAGTTAGGAGATGAACCTGCAAAATTAACAGATAGAGAATATTTTCAACAATTAGGTAAATTGCGTATACAACCAGAATTAATAGAACAATTTCAATTAGATGCAACTGTGCAAAATATATATAAGAGGTCAATAGCTAGACTTGATAAGTATTTTAAGAAAAAATTAACTGACGGAAAAAATGCAGAAATGTTTGCTTCACAGGGTAGTTTTACAAAGTTTCAGTTAAATAAAAGACAAAATAGACTTAATGCAGAAAGTATAGATACAAGTAAACTTAATGCAGAGAGTAAACAAATGTTACAAGAAAAAATTACACGACTTAAAAAAGAAGAAAATAAGTTTGCAAAACAAGCAAGTAATTTTAAAGACAAGAAACCAGATGAAGATTTTTTACCACGTGTATGGTTAATAGATAAAATTAGACATAACTCTGACCAGTTTAAAACTATACTGCGCAAACACATACAGAATAAAATGAACACAAAAATTAAAAGTATTCCTAATAATTTATCAGATAAAGAATTAGAGCAATATCTAGCTGATAAAGGTTTTGTAAAAAGTATTGATGCAGAAGTAGAAGCTATTTATAAAAAAATTGTAGATAATGAGGCAACTATGCAAGATGGTGAAGGGATAGGAGGATTTGCAAAAGATATTGATGGTAGATTTAAAGTAGGTGCGAAAAACTTACTACAAAGAGAATTAGATATACCTAATGCAGATGTATCTGATTTTATTGAACTAGACACAGAGTTTTTGTTAAGAAGTTATCATGCACGAATGGCTCCAGCAATAAGACTTGCAGAAGAGTTTGGTGATACACATATGGTACAATTTCTTGACGATTTAGAAATTAAACTTATCAAAGAAAATACACCAAAAAATGAAATTAATACTATTATTAATGGATTTAGAGATGAAAAAGATAAAGTTTTAGGTATTCTTAATACACAAGACCCAACATCTTTTGGAGCAAGAACAGCTAAAACATTACGTAATTGGGCAAGTGTTGCAATGATGGGTAGAGTTATATTTTCCGCACTTGTTGATGTTGCAAGACCAGTTATGGTGCATGGTTTTGAACAATCATATAAAGTAGCAATCAAACCTTGGTTACAAAATCTTGATGTATATTCAAGAGCAGTTAAAGATATAAATTATCTAGCACCAATTATGGAAATGTCTTTAGATACTGCCGCATATAGAGAACTTGCAGAAAGTGGTGTACAAGGTGGTAATAGGCTTGGTGATACATTTGGACGTTTTATTGAACAACCACTAGAACGAGCACAAGGCCCGTTCTTTATGTTAAATGGTCTTACACCTTGGACTCATTTAATGAAAAGATTTCAGACTAATATTGCAATGCACCGTTTTATAGAAGACTCTATAAAATGGAATAAAGGTACATTAGATTCGTTTGGACAAGAGCGTTTACTTAGTTATGGTATTGATAAACGTACAGCAGAAGTTATTGCAAATATGCCTGTAGAAAAAGTAGATGATGTAGCATATGTTGCAAATGCTCAAGAATGGACAGGAGCAGGCGCAGATAATGCCAGAAGAAAACTATCAAATGCTATATGGTCTGATACACAACGTACTATTGTAACTCCAACACCTGCAGATAAATTTAATATGATGACAGGAGTTATTCGTATAAATAATGAAGAGTATGCAAACTTATTAGACAATAACTTTTTTAGAATGTTGGGATATACAAAAACAGATATGGGTGGCAAGTTTAGTAATGCCTATATGGGATTACCATTTCAGTTTTTTTCATGGGGTATTGCCGCCAATAGAAAAGTATTAACATCAATGGTACAAGGTAGAGAACGTGCTGTAATGAGTGGTATAACTGCCGCTATTTCTATGGGTATGTTAGGTGATTATTTAAAAAATCCATCATTTTATGGACAAAAAGATTTTGAAGAAAAAGTAATTAGAGGTGTAGAATTATCTGGTGTATTAGGTTTATTTGGTGATTTAAACTTTATAGCAGAAACATTAAGTGGTGGTTTATTTAACAAACCTATTGGACTTAGACCATTGCTAGGACAAGAAGGACGCTTTGGTGACCCAGATGCTATTAGTGCATTAGGTGAAATTGTAGGAGCAGGCCCTAGTATGATTGCAGATTTGCTTTATGCGTTTGGAACTGGTAATCTTACTTACAATGAAAAAGCTACACTTATAAGAAGAATGATACCATTTAATAGTTTATTTTATATTGATGAATCATTTAGAAATATGTACAATGACGCTATACTAAGATGACGATATTAAGTGCAAATAATACACCTAGAGTAAGCTACACAGCAACAAGTAGTCAAACTGCGTTTACAATTCCGTTTGAATTTTTTAACATTACAGATTTAAAAGTATATAAAAACACAGCACTCATGACGTTTAATAGTAGTGCAAGTACTAATACCACATATAAAGTAACAGGCACATCTAGTACAACCGATAGTGCATATGAATTTGGTGATGGAGGTACAGTTACATTTGGAGCAGGTCTTACATCAGGTGATATTGTTGTTATTGTTAGAGAAACACCTATAGAAAGAACAAGTGATTTTCCCGTTAATGGTACATTTGATGTTACTGCATTGAATACACAGCAAGATAAATTTACATCTATGATTGCAGATGTTAACCAACAAAGCAGTAGAAGTTTAAAACTATATGATTATGATACAGTATCAGCTACTACATTTATTCCTGTTAAGGCAACAAGAGCCAATAAAATATTATCATTCGATACAGATGGTAATGTTGGAGTAAGTACACAACCATTAGCAGGTGGTGTTACAGTTAGTTCATTAAGTGCAGGTGCAACCGCTACAGCATCTTATAATACATCAACAGGTGTATTAGCATTAGGCATACCTGCAGGTGCTACAGGAGCGACAGGAGCGGCGGGTGCGGACGGTGCTGACGGTGCTGATGGAACAGGTACATTTAATGATTTTACAATTACAGATGGTTCTACATCACAAACAATAACAAATGGAAATACATTAACTTTTACTGCAGGAGCAAATATGCAGGTAGCAGTAAGTGCAACAGATACAGTAACAATAACTAACACAGCAGACGACCCAGTTGCAATGGCAATAGCTTTAGGGTAGTCTAGGAGATATTATGCCAAATACATTTAAAGTAAAAACAAAAGCAAGTGTTAATAATAGTTCATTAGATACAATATATACTGTTCCTTCAAGTACAAGCACAGTAGTATTAGGACTAGCACTTTGTAATAAAACAACAAGTGCAATAACGGCTGATGTGCAGTTAGTAAGTGATACCTCAGATACAGAAACAAATGCCAATATTTTTTTACTTAAAGCAGTAAGTATTCCGGGCTCTTCAACACTTGAAGTGTTTGGTGGTCAAAAGATAGTAATACAAACAACAGATGTAATTAAAGCACAGGCATCAACAGGCTCTGCCCTTGATGTTGCTTTATCAATTATGGAGATAACCTAATGCCTTATTTAGGAGTTTCTCCTGCGGCAACAGGAAGTGTTGGTACAAACCAGTTAGCTGATACGGCAGTAACAACTGCAAAAATTGCAGATAATAATGTTACTACTGCTAAAATTCTTGATGCAAATATAACAGGAGCAAAATTTAATGCTGATGTAATTAGTAGCCAAACGGAATTGTCTGAAACTCCTGCAAGTACAGATGAACTTTTGCTTAGTGATGCAGGGGTGTTAAAAAGGGTAGACTTTTCCTATTTGTCAACAAGTTTGGCTGCAAGTTCTAAAGCTACAACATCATCTTCTGGTACATTTACAATATCAAGTTTGACTATTGGAATACCATTATTCTTAATTGGAGGAAATACAGCAGGAAGTTCAAGTGATAAAACAGAAATAAAATTTAAGGTAACATCAGGGACTGCAAATGATGGACAATGTAATGGGTCAAGTATTTTTTTTGGTTTGTTTTCTGATGATTCAACGAGTGGTATGCGACCACCGGGAACAGTTTTAATTCCAAGTGCAACGTCTGTTGTTTTGAATGTAACATCAATAGTTGGAACTCTAAAAGCATATCAAGCAGGATAAATAAAACATGAAAGGATATGTAAAAATAACACCAGAAGGACTAATAGCATTTAATTCTGATAATACTGAAGACCAAGAAAAACATGGCAAAGATGAAAACACTAGAGAATTTTCAAAAGAAGAATATTCTTTATTTGGTAATCAATTAAAATATGTTGGTAATGAACAAACTTCAGTTACAGGAAAATCACTTATTGATGCAAAAGTTTCTTTTAAGGCATATACGGAAGATGAACTTTTTAATTTTGCAATTGAACTTTTAAGAGATAAAAGAGATGATATTTTAGATAAAACAGAGTGGACAGTAAATAATGATAATGCATTAACTGAAGATAAAAAAAAAGAATGGATAAGTTACAGAAAAAAATTAAGAGATATAACAAAAGATTTAAAAACGAGTGAAGATGTTGAAAAAGTTACAATGCCAACTGAACCAAGTAAGTAGGAAAATTATATGCCTTACCTAGGAAACAATCCAACTGTAGGAAATTTTGTTAAACTAGATACTATATCTACTGTTAATGGACAAGCAACATACAACTTAACTCTTGATTCAACAGCATTTACTCCTGAGTCAGCAAATCATATGCTAGTGGTGGTAAATGGTATTGTTCAAAGTCCAACAACTAATTACACAGTATCAGGCTCACAAATTACCTTTACTGGCAACCTCGTTACAGGAGATGTTGTGAACGAGATTCGTGTATTTGGTGATGTCCTCAATATTGGCACTCCATCAGATGCAACAGTTACAAATGCCAAAACAAACTTTGTATCTACATCAAGTGCCGCAGGATTGAGCATAAAAGGTGATGGCACAACTGATGGTACAGTACAACTTAATTGCTCACAAAATAGTCATGGAGTAAAGATTGCATCACCTGCACACTCTGCAGGACAGTCTTATACAATAAAGTTACCTACGGAGAATATTGCCGCTGATAAGATTATGAAAGTAGCAAGTATCTCTGGTTCTGGTGCAACTGCTATAGGTCAAATGTCTTTTGTTGATGAGCCGAGTGGGGGAATGACGTTACTAAATTCAACTTCTATTTCTTCAGGCACATCAGCAGTAGACTTTAATAGTTCACTTATAACCTCTACTTATAAGCTTTATGTATTTCATGTTATAGGATTGTTTGATTCTGTTACTTCTGGTTCAAATGGTATTGGTATGAGGTTTTCAGCAGATAATGGTAGTTCAGTTGCTAGTAGTGGCTATAGAACACATAATCGTAGATATAATGAGGGTGGATATACTGATTATAGTATAAATGGTTCAACAATATCTGAAATGAGAATTACAGAAATGGTTGGTGTTTATCATGGTATGAGTACAGGAGAGGGTATTGATATGACAATAGAAGTTTATGACCCATTAGCTAGTAGACAAACAAGAATGAATTATAGAGGTGTTAGTATAGCAGATAGAAATACTGGATATGGAGATGAGTCAATAACTCATTGGATTGGAGCTTCATGCGAAGCAGAGCCTTCAGCAGTTAATTTTATTAGATTTTTACCAAGGTCAGGTACATTTGAAAGTGGAACAATAAAACTATATGGGATAAAAGCTTAATGGCAATATTGAGAGCAAATAATAATACTTTAACAAGTGTAACTGCCTTACCTAGTGGTGTAGGAGGTTCTTTAACCTTATTAGCAACAACCACTATATCAACTAGTACCGCGGCAGTTGAGTTTGATAGCATGAATACACGAGGTTATAAAGTTTATAAACTTTCAGTTGTTCAAGCTAGACCAGTTACAGATGATGTGAAACCTATGATAAGAGTTGCAGGAGCAGATGGGACAATAGATACAGGAAATATTTATAATAGAGCCGCAAAGGGTATTACTTCAACAGGGTCGGACATAGATAATGGGCAAGTTGCTGGAAGTTCTAGTGCTTTTTTAGTATTTGGTGGCTCTGTTAATGTTGGTAATGAAGCAGATGAGTCTTTTAGTTTTGAAATGTATATGATGGGTGCTGATGATTCAGCAACATTTACAACTTTTCATGCAACAGGAACTTCTGTGGGTTCTGATTACTGTACTTGTATCGTTAGTGGTTGTAATGTTTTTGAAGCGGCTATATCTACTAAACTACAATTTTCAATGAATTCTGGCAATATTGCGGCAGGAATATTTAAACTTTATGGAATAACATAAGTAAGGAGATAAATTATGGCAACACTTTATAAAATTGTTAATGGTGAAAGAATAGAACTTTCAGCAGAAGAAACCAAGGCTCGTGAGGCTGAAGAAAAGGCATGGGCTGACGGAGAAAAAGATAGAAATCTAGCACAAATAAGGTCTATTCGTCTTGGTATGCTACAAGAAACAGACTTTTATGGTATGTCAGATGTAACTATGAGTTCAGATATGAAAACTTATAGACAAGCATTAAGAGATATAACGAATGGCTTAGATACTGTTGAAAAAACTAGAACCAAACTTGAGCAAGATAGTGATGGTTCATATAAAAACTTTCCAACGAAACCTTAGATAAATGGATAGAAGAACAATACATGATGTTGCGGCGGAAATGGAAGCACACGAAAGAGAATGTGCTGTTTATCGTTCTTCTACACAACGTAGTTTAGACAACCTTGAGAGCCGTATTAAAAGATTAGAACTTTTGACAATGAGTAGTACAATATCTATATTAGCAGTAGGGCTAACTATAGTATTTAAGGTATTCTAATGATTGACCCAATTAGTGCATTTGCTGTTTTAAAAACTGCAACTAATGCAATACAAGAAGCAATTAAAGTAGGCAAGGATTTATCGCAGTTAGGTGGTCATGTACAAAAATGGGCTAATGCAGAAGCAAATATAGATGTTGCCGCCTCAAAAAAAGGCACGTTAGTAGGTAAAGTTTTTGGTAAGTTTTCAGCTACAGAACAAAATGCTATTGAAGCACATTTCCGTAAAGAAGAATTGCGCAGAATGAGAAAAGAAATGCGTGAAATCTTTTTATTGTATGGTTCGGCAGGTCAATGGGAACGATTACAAGCAGAGATAGCAGAGCATAGGGCAAGAAAAAAAGAACAATTACGTGAGATGGAACGCATAAAAAAACGTAATAGAGATATTATAATTGTTACAATTCTATTAATTATAGGTAGTATTGCAGGGTATAAGTATATTAATTTTTTATTAAAAGTTAAAGGATATATATAATGCAAATTAGTCAACATTTTTCACTTCGTGAACTAACCAAAAGTCAAATGGCAGAAAGATTAGGTATAGATAATACCCCTTCCCCAGAACATATAGTTAATCTTAGCCATTTGACTGAACATTTACTTGAACCACTTAGAACTTTAGTGCAAAAACCAATTGTAGTTACAAGTGGGTACAGATGTCCTGCACTTAGTGAAGCGATAGGTTCATCAGCTAAAAGCCAACATTGTGTAGGTAGTGCTGTTGATATTGAGGCATTTGGTACATCAACCTATGACCTTGCAGACCTTATTGTTACATCACTTGACTTTGACCAATGTATATTGGAGTGCTATACAGGAGAAACAAATAGTGGGTGGGTACACGTTTCCCTTGTTCAAGAAAATAATAGACAAGAAGTTTTGACCTATGATAAGGTCAATGGGTATAGAAAAGGACTGATTAAATGATAGGTGCATTACTAGGCCCAATAGGTTCTGTAGTTTCAACTTGGCTTGAAGGTCGCAATCAAAAGATAAAAGCCGAAACAGAAACGAAAGTAGCTATTGCAAAAAGTCGTGCAGAGATTGCCAAGAAACAGGCGGCAGGTGAGATAGACTTACAACAAAGTTTAACTGACCAAATGGGTGAATCATGGAAAGACGAATTCTGGACTCTTGTTATCGGTGGAATATTGATATGTTCATTTTTACCTTTCACACAAGATTCTGTTCGAGAAGGTTTTGAATTTTTAGAAAAGTCAACACCAGATTGGTTTACTCATATAATATTAATTTCTGTAAGTGCTTCTTATGGACTTCGTGTAGGTAAAGGTGCATTTGGTGTACTGCAGAACAAAATGGAGAAACGCAATGCCAAGAGGTAGACCTAGAAAAGATGGTTTAAAAATTGAGAAACCAGTTTATATAGACACAACGAAAACAAGTCCCAGTATATGGGCTAATATGCAAAGAAAAGAATATTGGCGAATGAAGTACAAATATATTACAAATCGCCCTGTACGCTCCGCTATAGTCGTTGTAGCTACTATTATGTTGCTATTATTTCTTTTCTAAACATTTTTGTCGAAAGGCAGTATAGCCAAAAAGAGATAAAGCAGGTCTTTGTGTAGGTGCAGAGATACCTTTGTAAACAAACTCGCAATTATATTTTTTATTATTGTCTAATGTTTGAGTTACAAAGTCTTGATTCTCTGGATTGATTACATTTAAAAATAAAAAGATTCCAAATAATATACTCATGTTAGTTCCTTTCTTGTTAATAGTTCAATAAATAAATTTATATCTAGGCACATAAGTGTAGTGCCGTGGTCTTTGTGAAGTGCTAATATATCTGCACCTCCTTTCCAACGCTCTAAAGTTTTAAAGCCTTCGCCATTTGCTCTTGCTTTTACTTCTACCGTCATTCTTGGTTCTCTTATTTCTATATCATGGGGAAAGTCTTGTATAGCACCAGACATAGGCTGTCTACGACATTCAATACCACCTTTGTTTAGTTCTTTGACAAGTTTTGCTTCGACTCTGTAGCCTTTACGCTTACTAAATTTTCCCATTAGCTACCACCAAGTTACGCCATTTGCCTTGTTCTTTAGAAAGATAACCTTTTTGTACAAGTTGCATACAAATTCTGTAAGCGTTTGCACCTGCAGAGTACCCACAACCCTGTGCAATTTCCTCATAGCTAGGGCTGTAGGTATTTTGTGCAATGAAGTTCCTTACGAACTTCAAAACCTTGAGTTCATTTTTAGTCATTAGTATGGTACCTCATCTTCAAATGTTCTGTATACTTTTTCTTCTGTTTTTTCTTCTGTATCAGATGGTAAATTTTGTTCATTAGATGTTATCATAGATACTTTTTTGGGTGCATTACCTCCAAGCATTACTAATCTACTTGTAAACTTTTCCATATGCACTTCTGCTTTTTCTTTTTGCACACCTTCGTGCTCAAAGGTACGATAAACTAACTTGCCTTTTACATACAATCTGTCCCCTTTTTTTACAAAGCGTTCTATTGTATCTGCTAGTCTTTCGTCCCAACAAACAATCTTATGCCATTGTGTATTATCAGGTGCATCTTTTCGTTTGTCTGTAGTTGCAAAAGTAAAGATAGCATACTTACCTCCGTTAGAAGTTGTTTTGATATCAGGGTCAATCCCGGTATTACCTATTAGTTGTACTTCATTAAGACTTGCCATTTGATATTCTCCTTTCTGCATCAATTACTGCAAAGTGTTCTTTTGTTTTTTCAATGTATTTATTGTTATCAAACAGACCAAGAAAGACATCTGCTGACATACCTAAATGGCTAAATGCTTTTGTCATAGCATCTGTCATTGCTTTCTTAGGTGCTTCATCATCAAGTCCACCATTTTTTTTATACAAAGATTGTACAGAAGATACTGGGCCATACTCATACCATTTGGTATCTAGTTTTGTAGGCATTGAGTACTTGATAGATACTTCTGCAAACACACATTTATCTGTGTAGGTATAGTTTACGTGATATGACCACCCTTGACCTACTGGGCCAAACAAATCGGTCATCATCATAATTTGATACATGGGGTCAATAGTAGTAAGAGGCTTACCACCAAACTTTGTAAATGGTTTAGTATATTTGGGATTAGTTCTACCTAATGTTTTCCAAATATCCATATTAGTTTTGGTTGTTTTTGTCATTTATTCTCCTTTCATTTTACGAATTGACAAATGGTTTGCCTTGTTTCGGGCTATTTGGAGGCCCGAACCAGAGGCAAACCTACAGTTATTAGGTACAATCTCTTTTAATTGTTTGCCTAAATTTTTATGTAAATCATGAGTGTCTTTTGTAGAACACCATTCTGTAGCTAGTGAAGTGAATTGATTGTTTTTCTTTTTGTCAAAGTCTATTGAAATCATATTATCTAATACAATAGATTTAGTATGTTTGTGTTCTTCCATATCTCGTGAAGGAATAATATCTGTATCTAACATCTTTTTGAACTTGTCAGTTTGTTTGATAAGTTCATTCATATATTTTTTATCTTTACTCACTTTGCAATATTGATATTCAAAGTTACCAAAGAATACAGATAAATAAATAAAGTCAATACCAGAGACAAGCATATAATGATGTAGTTGTGCATAGTATGTTTCAACAACTTTTTGTATATTGTTAGTATGGTAAGTATGCTTACATTCAAGTGGCACCCATTTTTTTGTAGAGGTTAGGCAAATGCCATCATAACTTGCATGACGCCAATCTGCTCTGTCTAGAAACTGTGCATCAGACCAACGATATGTAGATACTTCCATACCACTTTCATGTTCAAAAAATTTACGATTCATTGCTTCGGTTGCCTTACCTATACATACTGATACTTTCCATTCTAAGTCTTCTGGTTTTTGAAAACCTTTGATTTCATTGTAAAGATTGTACCAATCGCCTTTCATAATTCTAGTGGCATCACTACCACCGATAGTGTGTTTTCTTTTATACATGAGATTAACTCCTTTTATTGTTATTATATTGTAGTATTATACCGTTTTTGTCGCCATTGTGCAAACGACAAATAGGTTTGGTGAAAGTTTTGTAGCCACAGCTTGTGGCATTCAAAATCTGGCTCCATTACATCAAGAAATTCTTTAGGTAATGGAAGCCTTCGCCATTTTGCACTGGCAATAATTTTTTCTGTATTATATGTCAGTACAAATTCTGGGAAACGACTTAGTATTTTGATGTAAACACTTAGTCCAAGTTCATTAGGTACATTGCAACTGAAGGTTGATGCAATAGTTTCTAGTACCATACCAACTGTTTTAGTTGAGGCAGGTTGCATTACCTTGTACCATGTTTTGATTTTGTGTAAGACATCATCAAGATAGATTGATGCCGCATTACTGATAGCATCAGTTCTTTCTTTATGTCTTAAGTCGTATGTTAGTAACATTAGAGATTCGTTGACGTCTTTCTTGAACGCCCTCGGAACTGACGACCAAGTTGCTTTCCGTATTTTTTCGTGCATTGGCAAATTTGTGTGCTCGTC